GAAACGGCGTCACGAAGAGATACGGGATCGTCCTCTGAGCCATAAACAACAGTGCTTTCGTCATCAAGAAGACGGAACTTCTCCTTGAGTAACTTGTAAAGATGCGACGGGCGACGACATTCGACTTTTGACAGCTCATCAGTCACAAAACGCTCAAGCTTGTTCTCACGGCGCTTCTCGCGCTCTTGATTGCGCTCGTTTTCAAGTGACTCATTCACCTTGCGCAGGTCAGCAAGCTCCTTGCGAAGCGAAGTGAACTGGGCCTTCAAAGCCTCGTTCATCGCGTCAGAAGGGGTCTCCTGCTGCCTTGCGGGAGTCTGCTGCTCTTGTTCTACAGGGTCGCTCTCCGGCTTTCTGGCAAGCCCAGCAATGCGCTCAGCGATAGCCTCTTCGTCAAGGTCATCGGTCAGCTCGATGCCAGCAACCTTCAAAAAGCTGTCAATCGTCTTCTTCTTCCTGAGATCCTTAAGCAGTCCCTCCTTTGTCGCCTTGAGCTTGGTACTTTCGTTTTCCAGCTCGCCTGTCTTCTTTTGAAGCGCTTGGATCAATGCAAGAGCGTCTTCAAGAGTTTCTGGGGTGTGCTCGGTCACGCAAAATCATCTGTTGACTCGTTAAATAGTAGCACCATCTGCTTCGTTTACCTCAACAGAAGTCTCGCGGAGTTCAGAGTCAAGTCCCTCACTGAGCGGGGAGCTGTTATCCACAGGAACCTGCCCACGATTTACCATCTGGCCGCCACCAGCGCCAACACCGAGCTGCTGAGCGGTTTCGGTTCCGTCAAGATTCATGTCGCTAAGCAGATTCTTAACACTAAAATCGGGCAACCCTTCAAACATTTCACCCGCTTCAAGCATACGCAAGAACATTTCAATCGTAATTGCGTTACTGTCTTTGAACAAAGAGCTGAGCGCCATTACTTGCTGAGAATGCAGCTTGACAGGGATAAAGTTTTTGCTAATCATTACACGCACTTCAGGAATTGAGCGATAGGCGGACGCATAGAGCAATGCACGATTCAGTGCATCTTCAAGTCCCTGCACGAGCACGGCGAGCTGAGAATCGCTCTGAGAGCGATCCAGAAGCTTCGCAAAGCCTGACTCGGCCTGGGTTTTGCTGGTAGTCATGGCAACGGCAGCGAGGCGCTCCATAGCCGCTTCCACGCGACGCAAATTCTCCAGCGTCACCGACGCGCCCTCCATCGAAGCGCTCATCAGGTTGAATTTCGCGTCAGGATTCTGCGAGAATAAAGCACGCCCAGCACCCGCCTTAATCTCATCGTCAGGACGCACACCCGTACCCGTAAGGATCGGCGAGGAAGTCAAGTGAATTGTTTCTGCAAGATCAGCAGATACACTCCAATGATGCAGGTTAAGACGTGCGATGTCAAAAAGAAGTGGGCGAGCGCGGAAAAATGCTTCTTTTTTGCCCCCAAGTACAGGGACGAACGGGATGAACGGAATTGAAAGATATGTAGTTTCCTCTAGAATGTATTTATCTACATTGCTTGTATTGTTGCGCTTTGTGTAGAGACGGCAACGCACCCGCTGCCCTTCAATTGCAGGTTCAACTTCGTCAGAAAGCTGAGAAACATCGTTATTTGCAAGATTCACGATGTCATATACGCGCACTGCGGGGATAACTTCTTCAAAAAATTCGTTCTCTTCGCTTTGACGACGTACTTCCGTCTTGACGCGCAAATAAGTAGGAAACGCACCAAAAATATTCTGCGCCCCGATCTGTGCGTTGAACACGTCATAGCGACACTCAAGCACCTGATCCATGCGCATCAGCACGAAGTAGGGGCGTGGGTTGATACGACGCTCCTCAGCAGCACTCAGACCTTCAGGGAGCTTGGGGTATTCGACCCAAATTGCAGAAACGCCCCCGTCAAGAGCATCTGTAAACACTTCTTTAGTGAAAGAAGCAAGCGAATGTCCCTCAAGATCGACGTCTTCAAAGAAATTGCTCCACTCTGAGGGAACGCTCTCTGGCACAGACACTCCTTTGCGAAGCGCCGTCCCGACCACGAGATCTCTTAGGTGCGAGTAATAGTTCTGAAAGCTACTTTGTGCGCGTGTTTTGCGTACTTCATAGCTCTTCTCTTCTTCTAGGTAGTCCTGGGGTAAGTATTCGCCAGATGCTTCAAAAAGATAGAACTCGGGAAGCGTACAAAAGCGAATAGGGGCGAGACGTGAAAACTGCTCTGCTTGCTCAATCGAATAAGCATCTACGCCAGATACTTCTTCAAACGCCTCTTCGTATTCAGGAAAACGCCGCTCAAAAGGCTGCGCGATCAAATTATCGGCTGTTGGGACCAGCGAGTTAGGGATGATCGTCACTGCTCTTCAGAGTCTTTTCATGCAGTGTAGCTCTTGCAAGCTCAACGCCAACGCGGGCGAGAGAAGTGAGCTGTTGCGCGTGGCATTGTTTGCCAGACTAGATAACGTAAAGCATCACCAGCGTGGGAAAGATCATGCTTACCCCCTTTTTGCGGGCGATAATTTTCATCGTAACCCCAATTTTCAAGACTCTGGAGCGTCTCTGGGCATGTCGTTGGGTTAACAAGAACACTATTTGAGTGAATATACATATTGGCGTGTGAAATAGTTTCGGCAACTGGGGGGTTGCGTCGTTCGGTAACAACTTTGATGCCGGCGCCACGAAGAATGTCGTGATCGCTCTCAGTAGCACTGGTGCTTGCATGACTGCCACTGGCGTCTGGGTAGCAAGTCACCATTCCATTCGCAAGCTGCCTGGGGAATTTGCGCTTAACGTGCTCTATCAAATCAAACGTGGTGCGACAGGTGTGCTCATCAAAGATGTGAACCGCTTGCCCCGTGGGCGATGGGCGAACAACGGCGTAGCAGGATTGACTCTTGCCCACGTTAAAGTCGGCGCCAAAAACAATAAGTTCGTTCGCTTCTGGGTAAAAGACACTCGTACAGTGCCTCTGTCGATCAAACTCATGAAAGACAGTTGCCTGCGCAAGATTAACAAATTCGCCGTTCAGATAAGCTTCAATCAGATTGGCGGGATAAGTGGCTCTCAGGTTTTCGATGAAGCCCGGATCAAGGTATGGGTTGTCTGCTGTTTTTGCTTTATACAACGCTTTTTCATCTGATGCTTCTCGAACAAACATGTTATAGAGAGCTTTATGACCCTCGGGCGTGGATGCAAAGCCCAGTTGGGGGCATTTGCCTACACGAACGCGACCCTGAAGTTTTACAATTGCTGCTTCTGCTGTTTGCGTAGAAACTGTATCAATTTCGTCAACAACCATACTTGCGGCATTAACCCCGATAATTCTATTATAATTTTCAAATGAGCGCAGAAGTATAGGGGTATCACCCCTTGATAATTTTAATGTAAAGACGGGCAGTGGGCTCGTCCGAAACTCATGCGGAATCCCATACCTATCAAGTACGCTTTGCCAAGCAGGAATTGCAACGTCACGTAAAAGTGGAATTGTGGGCTCAAGAAACAGGTGCGTAAAACCCGGACTGCGAAAGCATAAAAGTATTGATTTCGTAACTGCTGCAAAACTCTTCCCGCTACCAAATCCTCCGCATAGCGCCACCATGCGATGATCAAAGTCCGTAACGAAATCTTTTTGATGTGGAAGCAGGTCAGCGATTATTTTAATCTCACAGGAGCCATGATCGAATGTATTATTGCCACGACGCGCTATTGCACGTAATTTTGACGTATCCTCAAACAGTCCAAGCGACTGCAGCGCAGCTCGATCTGCATAACGACTACTGCGTGCTTTGGCTGGCATAACGTTCGCTCAATCCTGCAAGGTTAGCGCGTGATTACGGATTCTCCAAGGCAGCGACACGAGCTTCAAGCAATGTCAGGCGATCAGAGGGTTGCCAACGAGCATTCGCACTGTCGTACTCAAGAACATCGCCATCGCTCTTGCTACCGTTCGCCTCAACATCATGCAAGTCCTGCAGGCGGCTTCCTGTCGTCCAGCGGACAAAAATAGTGCCATTATTCTTTTTGCTTACGACAGCAGCAACTGCAAGCTTCAGATTTGGCGCTTGTGGCTCAACTTTGACAAATCCACCAGGTGTTGCAGGATCACACCATAAAATGTCGCCCTCTTCATAGAGCAGTGTGTTGATGTTTTTGATCTTGCCGAACACGGAGACATATCCATCGCTTGCGCCCTCGATAGATTGCATCGTCACACCAAAAAATACATAACCGGGTACGCTGCCATTTGCAATCATCGGGGCAACTTTCAGTCTTCCACTTGCGCCCAACGTGCCGGCGAACATGACTGCAGTGCCCTTGGGGATTTCCACGGTGTTGCTTGCATTGCGGCAAAGAACGATGGTTTCTTCGCCGAGGTAGTTGACGATGCCATCTTTCCCGAGTGCAACGGTGCCTTCATCAACGTCCCATGCCAGTTGACCCTGTGTCGGGGTGACACCAGCAGCGAGATCAAGACTCAGTGCATCAACCTCGGGTGTGCTCGTCCAGCGGGTGTGATTATCGGCGCCAGATACTTTCTCTAAAAGATCACGGGCGACACCGCCAGGGGCAACGACGCTCGCCTGCACGACGACAGATGCAGCCTGTGTAGTGGGTACGACAGTGACACCAGCAGCAGTCGTTATGGTGACAGTGGCGCGTTCAGTCGTGACAAGAACGCTTGTCATGCCGTGTAGCCCTCAGAGACGTAGATGACGCCCTCCAGCCAGTAGTTGCGCAGGCCAGCGGGGTTCTCAAGTAACACGTCCCAGTAGCACTCGTCGGGAAATGTTTCGGTCTGCGTGTCTGTTACCGCAAGCGATATAGAACCAATGCTGCGGTCCGTGTAAATGACTGCCCAATCGGCGTACTTTGTAGTGCGCTCTTTGTTCCAAACTTGGGCGTAGACAGTCCAGTTAGTGAGGTCAACGGGACTGTCGTTGCTGTCTTTGAACTGCAGTTGCAGATCGTAATCTGCTCGGCGCTGCATGTCCGGGATGTTGTACTGACCGGGCTGTACGCTCATGCCCACACCCTCACCGGGCTTTGTGGCCACACGGCATAGGCATCCCACCCGTCCGGCACTTCGCCTTGGAAGTTGATGTGCCAGCCAGGCAAGATTTCAGGCGGTGTGATCACAGTGCCGTCTTCGTCCCATTCACCACCACGTTGGATGGGACCCAGTACGTCTAGAGCGTGATGATGGGAGGC